CTCTTTTCCATTCATCAAATTGGTCTTCTAAAGCTACTAAAGCTTCTTCTACTTTAGAATTACCATAATCATCTATATGTGGAGGCATAGACCATTGCTCTGGTATAAATAAACCTGACAAACCTGAAGTACCTTTATCATCTATAAGATCAGTTTCTACAGCGTAAATATCTTTTGATGTAGGATTCATGATCATATCTTTTAAAGGATTGCACTGTGACAAGTCACCCACTGATCCTGCTGCTATAAATAATCCTGTAGTTGTTAGACCTGATCTCATTGCAGGTCTCATATATTCATATGTTTGATCCATCTTAGGTGCAATACCTGCCTCCTCGTGAAAGAAGTATTTTACTGGACCCCCTACACCATTTGTTGGATCTTTCTCAAATGACATACCTTGTATTGTACCTTTGAGTCCTACTTCAGTTTTTCTATTACCTTTTCTAACTTCTATCTTCTGCTGCCACATCATAATTTTACTTGGATTCATTGGTCTATACCAAGCTGTGTGTTCATTTAAGAATGCAGCATATTCATCTAAAAACTTCCATGAACCTTTCTCATTTATATAATCTTTAAGACTTGCTCCTACTTTTAAAGTTACCCCTGGTTCAAACCATTGCTGATTTATAAGCTTAGCCATATGATAGTAAGAAGATGCTATCTGTCTTTTCTTAAGTATAGCTGCATGTTTATAGTTTAACTCTGCTAGTATCTCATATAAAGCCATATGATACTGTGCATCTCTAATGTCAGCAAAACCAAACTGCTGTATTTCTTTATTAAAGATTGGTAAGAAGTTTAGCCACATATAGTAATCTCGTGCAATATACCAAGTGTCTTTCTTAGATTTGTATATTACACCCTTTCTACATTTTAGCTTTTCACTATCCCAATAATTAATAAAGTCTTTTGATTTAAATGGTGAGTCACAATAGAATCCTTGAGTATTAAACTTAGTAGCTTCTGCATTAAACAGCTTACTAGTTTCATCAAACTTATATTCACCAGGTTCTTTAAATATACCTTTTATAAAATCAGCAAAATCTTCTCTAGACTCAAAACTTGTTTTAGTCCAAACACCATTATCCCATGTAGGTATATCTTGATATATTTCACTTTTATTGATCATATCCTAAACCATAACCACCTCTAACTGAAGATTGTTGTTCTTCTTGTAAATCTTTATATGCACCTTTAAATGAAGATCTAATCTGTTCAAACTTAGCAGCTGCATTTACTATAGAGTTAATATTACCGTCCCTACCATGTTCAATTGGCGTAGTCTGCATATATCTACCTAATCTATCTAACATAGCTGCAATACCTTTGTATGCTCTAGAGGTTGGTGTTTCATACATGTTTTCACAAAACTTAAGTGCAGCATATATATCATCATCTTCTGTAGAAAACTCTGCATCTATTTGTTGTAATATTAAAGGTTCTTTATCTACTTCTGGTGTATGAAAAAATGGATTTACATCAGGACTAGGACATGTCATATAAAATAAATATTGATAGATTTTTAAGTAATCATCAGGATAGTTATCCATAATATCTTTAAGTGCTTTTAATGTATAACAGTGTTCAGTAGGAATTACTTTATCATTTTCAATATCAAATAATCTAATTACCATTTTATTTTAAGTTTTTTAAATAATGTAAAATTGCATGTACTTCATCAACTAAATAACTTACTGGAAGTATATTTACTTTTTTAACTATTGGATCACCATTATTATTTGTTTTTGTAATAGGATAGCCAAACTCATCTTCAGCTTCTTTTTCAAATTCAACATGGTAAATAAATATGTTCCCAGGTTTTAATTTAGGATTATGCTTTAATATAATATACATATAAATACTGAGCTGTAAGCTATAGTGGTTAAAGTTACAATCATCCAAGTTGCTCACTGGTGCTTTCATTTTCTCACTTATACCTTCCCAGTTTTTATATGATTCTTTCTTAATTTCTTTGTTAGTCTTATAATCTATAATATGTACTTTATTATTTATTACTTCAACTAAATCTGCTTGTCCACAAATACCTGCAGATTTTAAATAGACCATATGTTCTGGATAAACACCTGGGTCTAGCTTTTGTGATGATGATAATTTCTTACCATCTTTTAATGGTTGTGGTGGACATACTGGTATAGTCATACCATCTCTTTCAATTGATGCAAGTGCACATAGGTCAGACTCTCTTTGATTATGGTAAAATGTACCTAAGTCTGTAGCTCTTTTTGCTTCTTTATTCCAGATCTCTATGATCTTCTTTGGTTCAATATTATACCACTTAGATTTTTTATTTTTAGTAACTTTTTTAGCTACCTTGTCTGCATCAAATGGTTTCTTTAATTTAGATATTACAGATGTAACACTTGTCCATTTAATATTTGAATCATCTAAACTAGTATAAGAATGATCTTTTTCATTAAATAATAAATTCATAATTACTCATTAAGTTGATCTAATATATCTTCTTCTTTTTCAGTCATTAATGCTTCCCACTCACCTAGTGGACATTCTGATGATAAAGACCTAACCTTAAAAGCTAAAGAACAGCCACACTCATTACAACAAGGGGCTGTTCCTGGAACTTCACATTTATCTCCTTTACTAGGACATAAATCACATAATACCATTCTTTTAGCTGCTACATCTTCTACAAATGCATCTCTAATAACTGAATTTTTAATTCCTTCATAAATCTTTTTTCTATTCTCCCAAATCTTTTTTAAGTTCATTTTTAGTTTCTTTAAATTGTATTTTGCGTTGACGTTCTTCTTCATGAAGAACAGTCAGATTGTTAAGTAATTCTAATTTGTTTTCTAAGCTCTTTTTGTTGTAGTATGCAGCAAATGTAGAAGTATCATGATTATTAAGTGCTTTTGTACATCTATCTATAGCTTTTTTAACTAGGTTATGTCTTGATACAAAATGACCTAAACCATCTATATTCAATCTAGTACATTTTAAATTACTCATTATTGTTCTACATTCTGAATAATAAAAATCTACTAAATCATCTACTAATTGTTCATTTACTTCTAAATCTTTACTTACTGTGTTTATATACTTTTTACTCTTCTTTGGAATCATTAGCAAAAAATTTATAATCTAACAGTATACTACCTTTAATTTGTATTTTTAAGTTTGGGTTTAAGAGAATCATTTTTTTATTCTTAGGATCCTTTATTATAAGTTTATATTTTTCTGATTTGTTAAGTGAATTTCTAACTGATTGAGGTGATTTAAAAATAGAATCGTCTTCTGCAGATGCATCAGAACAAAAATTACTAAGCTCTATTGGTTGATTAAGAGCTAATAATGTCAAACAATCAAGATCAGAATTACTTAATATAATCTTATTAAGATAACAGTGGGTGATTATTTGATACTTTACAATATCCCATTTATTAATCTTAACTTTTTTTTGAACTTGATTTACAACTGCCATTTTTTAAGTCCGTTTTAGTTTACTTCTTTTTGTTGTCTTCTTATCCTGTGTAGGAGCAGATGGTTTTTCTATATCTTCATCTGAACCTTCTGGTGGTTGAGTACTAGCCATCATCATTTGCCATTGATACTGTAAGTTAGCTCTTTTGAATCTTGCTTCTTCTACATCAGTAAGAAGTTTTTCATACTTTAATTGTGACTCTAAATAAGGAACTGATTCATCATAGAATCTTTTCATTTCTTCTTTTCTTGCATCTAGTTCTTCTGCTGATAAATTTTCTGGATTTTCCATTGGTTTTTAATTTTGGTTTAAACAAATATATAAATAAAGTTTAAACTACAGAAGTTTAAATAAAAAAACCTGGGCTATTAAACCCAGGTTGTAATCATTAATCAATTAACCTTTATGAACAAAGGATCTTTACACTTTGTTTTCTGCTTCTACCTGCAGAATCATTTCAAAGTGAATTTTTGCAATTCTATCTCTACCTTCTTCAGATAGAAGATATTTGTGACAGTTATCGTAATTAGTCATAAAAAAGTTCTCAGAAAGTATTGCAGGCATAGTAGTATTAACAAGTACAGAGAAGTTAGCTTCTTTGTCTACATCACCATCTGAGTATTTATCTGATCTCATATACTCACCTTTAAACTCTCTTGCAGCTTTTTCAAACAAGATAGTAGCTATACCGTCTGATTTAGTTTCCCCTGGTGAAGTATATACACTCCAGCCATTAGCTGCTTCATCACTAAAGCCATTAGCATGTATACTTACATATATACATGGCTTATCAGAAGATTTAGCTAATCTATTTGCTGTACTAGTTCTTTCATTTAAGCTAATATCATTAGGAGTATCTACAAGATTAATGGCATCTATACCATTAACCTCACACATATCCATTAATCTTTTTACTATAGCTCTATTAAACTCTCCTTCAAAAAGTTGAGTGCCATCTGGCCATACTGGAGATCTTTTACCAGGTGTTTGATATACACCATCAATCATACCTCCATGACCATTGTCTAATATCCATAAATAGTTAGAACCTTCTGTAGGCACAGGATTAACTGATAGATCAAACTGAGTATGACAATTGGGACATGTAATTATTTTTTCCATATAGTTCTAATTAAAGCAGGTAACATAAATGCTACTGCAAAATACAAAATTAATATGATTGGAGTTACCCCATTATTTTTTTCTGTTTCTAGCTTTTGTAAATTTATCAATAGATGTTAGACCTAAAGATCCAAAAGCAAATAATGCTACTGCATCTACTAGATACTCAGCTGGTCTAATGTCATTGTGTGTAAATGTATTAGCTACTAACGCTATAACTAATGCTAATACACATAGTAATCCTCCTAATCTCTTAGAAGAATAGTTACCAAATTCATCACTTAATAGTTGTTTAAAAAATTCTTTCATAGTTTTTTTTTAATTATTAAAAATCTTACTAGTCTATATACACCATATAGAATAGCAATTAATATAAGCCAACCTAAGACCTTTTTCCATATAGGAGTTTTTTCATAATACTTTATAGGAATCTTTCTTTCTATTACTTTTGTAACTGTGATCGTATCACATTCACCTTTTATGTAAACATTCTTTTTTATTGTATCATGAAAGATCTTTACAGTTAACCTTTCTTTTTGCAAAACAAGAGTATCTCTTGTTATCTCGGTAAAGAAGTGTTCATTAATAATAGTATCATGAACCACTCTAGGTACTTCAACAGTAACTGTATCATGAATTACTACTGTATCTGTAGTTAGAAGATATGGATGTTTTTCTATTAATCTATTGAATCTTCTCTGAGGAGTGCAGGCAAACATGCCTAGCAATAATACTGCAATAAGAAATCTTATCATTTATTTTTTGATTGCATGAATGGCTTTGATGATATCTACTTTCATCTGTGCCATATCTTCTCTAAGTTGGTTAATAGCTTGATCATTTTTTTCTCTATTATCCTCAACTCTTACTTTTAAGTCATCTATTCTTTTATGTAGGCGTTCATTCACTTCTTTAGATAAATTGTCTAAAAGTAATTGTTGTATTGTTACTTTGTTTTTTAATGTAAACCACACTGTCATTGCACCTACTAAAGCTGAGAGTATTGATAATAATGCATCAAACCCTACTTGTAATCCTGAAACATCCATCTGTAAATAATAAATATATATCTATAATATACAAAAATTATTTAAATATCAGTGTAAATACGTAGTATTTATAAGGGAAATTTAC